CCTTGAGTAAGCAATTCGATTTCTTCTGTGGTGAGACTAGAAGTATCAAAATCGGAAACGTGCAAGTAAGCCACAGAATTGGTGGCCCTGCCCCAAGCCATTCCTTCCTTTTCTTGAATCATTGACTTGATATTGTCTGGCATAAAAGCATAAGGATTTTTCAATGATGAGTACTCCTCATCACCAGCTTCTCCAAAGGCTATCTGCGCTGTCCGCCTCACATTCCCAGCTACAACGCACTTTCCGATATAATTCATCAGATCGACAATATCACCACTGCTCAGTGTCTTGCCGATCTTCCTATCCAAATGACTTCTGAACATTTGGTGCATATCAGATAGGATATTAGCTCCAGCAGCAGTTCCACCAAACCCGCCGATTTGTGAACCAGCTGGTCTGATCTTCTCATAATTAAAGACCACTTCACCATTGCCCGCCTTCTTGGTGTAAGAATGCAGCAAGGTTCTCAGTGAGTCGACCCAGCCTTCACGGCTATCGTGTACTTCATATTCCACATATTTGGCTGGATTTGGCCGTTGTATCTCTACTTGGCCAGCGCCTTTGGTGTCGAAACCGATACCGACACCAAGCATACTCATGTCCATCATGAAGCAGTACGGTTCGGCTGGGTCTGTATGGCGTTTCATGTCTGTGGATGTCATCCCACAGTTGTTTAGAGCGGCTGAACCTCTGGCAAACATGAAATCTGTGCCCATCATCCATAGGCCGCGACCAGGTGGAAGGAATTTGAATGACCAAATTCTTTCGAACATTTCTTGGGCACTATCTTGTGCTCGCTCATAGTCCCATGGGATGTGTATTGAGAGGCAGTGTCGTCGCTGTATTTCATAGCATCCTTCTACTACTCTTTTTGCTACGTCTAAGAAGGATTCTTTCCCGCCTTCTGCTTTATCTCTGGAGTATGTGCGGTAGAATACGAATTCACCTAACCCGTTGAATCCGAAGTTTGGTTTTTTGTTATTATATTGTTCTAAAAATGTGCTTGCGAGCTTAAATGGTTTACATTCTTTGTGGGCTGAACCAAAGTAGGTTTCACCTATGTTGACTATTTTGGGCGTTGGTTTTAGTAGTTTACTGCGGGTGCTTGATTTTGATTCTGGCATGTTGGGTTCAACCACTATCGACATAGAACTGCTCCTGACCAGTCTAAGACTGGTTTTTTTGTGTGTGCTCTAGGATACCATCCTGGGATGCTTGAAAGCATCGACAGTGTAGCTACTGGGCCAGCGCCAATTAAAATTTTGAGGAGAATCGTTATATGCGACGACATAATTCCTATCATCCCTCGAGCGCTCTGATCACTACCTCTGAGCTATTATATAGCTCGAATATCCGTCTCCGACACAAATACATCGCAGCATCCGTAGGGAGCATGTCTCGCTCATGCGGGTGAGTGATCTCTAATGAATTCAAAATCGAAATAGCCGACTTATTTATGGATAGGAATTCTAATGATATTTTCTTCGCAAAAAATAGGGACGTTAAATTTGTAAAAGCCTGTTTGGTGGGCCTCTTTAAGAGATAGACCTTGACATCCGTAAGATTCAATGAATCCAAAAATTCAATAGTTGACTCAAGCCTTTTAATCATATGAATGCTATTATCTGCTTCATTCTTCAGTTTCTTATAACATATGGTCATCATATTTTGCTGGTGAAGGACTGCTAAACCTTTATTAATAACTCCTAGCTCTTTAGCATGATTTATCGCGATATCGATAAACCTTTGGCATGTGTCTGGGTCGAAATCCCATTCTTTGAATTTTTTGGTTATTGATTTTATGAATCTCCACTGGTATGTCTTTGTGTGGTCTTTTGCATTTGGCAGCTTTAACTTTATGCCTTGCCGTAGATATGATTCGAAACAGTATTGCCATACTTCCTGTTCTGACAGAACAATTTCGCATATCATTGGGCACCACCTATGTCTGAAAATCCTGAAGAATCGACAGTTCAACAACACACTGGCATTTTTGATGAAAATCATCCAGATGTCTTAGAGGTATTTGGCAGTATGTGCGAACAAGTTAACATTAACACATCAATAGCCATTATACAAGACCCAACAGATGGCAAACCTAAGGTTTTTGTACGAGGCCATCTATATGACGTTGGGCATTTAGTGACAAAAGTCGCCAACCATATCAAAAAAGAGCTAATGCAAGGATTATCACTTCTCGTAATAGTAATTGGTCTCTCTGGAATCTAAAACTACGATCTCATTGGTGCCAATTCTATTAACAGCAGTAGGACTGCTTTCCGAAGCAATGGTAGGCTCCGACAAGATATTATTGGCTGGACTGAACACATCTACATACAACACACCATCCACACTCTGAATAGCCTCGACCAAGCTACTAATGTAAAATGACTGGCCCATCTCCCAATTAGCGATATCAAAATACGCAGTAATCATTGCCTCTGTTTTTTCCTTCACTACCGACGCCTCAGCGCCCCTATTTAAAATGACATTAGCTTTTAAAGACACCTTTTTCATGCTACCATCATGAATAACAACAGTATCGGTCATCACATTTAGAGTATTCACATAGGTCTCAAGACCCTTCTTAAGACCAGCACTGGGGCTTGATAAGCCATTTGAACCAAGAGCCAGAATATAAAGATCAACAATGCTAGCTCTTAAACCAATCCTGGCTCCAGCAACAGCTTTAGCAACCGTTCCAAATGCAGGGTGCGAAAAAGACTTGGCAGCTTGAGCGTAATCCGCAGCTGTCACGATAGATCTTTGTAAAGCATAGTCTTTTGGTGCCCTTCTCTTTGCGTCAGCTAAACTCTCGCGATCAGTACCACCGACAGCTGCCGTAATGTTCCTGAATCTTACGGATACCGGCGCGCTAGCTGGAGGATTAGCTCTCATCTGCTTCATAGTATCAAGCACAAAAGCACCAATCCGACCTCTCACACCACCGCCTTTACGATAAGTCACAGTAATAACAGAGCCAATCTTTGGAGAACGACCAGTAATGTCATCACCGAACTGAATGGTTATACCCGTCGAACTAACAGTAACCTCAGCGACAGAATCATTCGGACCATATCTCTCAATAGGATCAAAAATCGGGGTGTAAAAAGAAGCGACATTACCATAAACCACCTTGATAGTGATAGGGCTATCAAGAATGTTAGTATCAGCAATGTTTAAAACCTGATTTGGGCCGCCAGCACTAATAACCGAATCACTAGTGCCAGTTACACCCTCGATACCATAAGCTATCACACCACGTTTGCCAGCTGGTATAACAATATCACCAGTAAAATCAAAAGGCGATTTGAAGACCTCATAATTAAGCAGTGTATTATTAGGGCCGTTGATGCTTAACATCAGACCACCCTGAATCTGAATATCAGTGAAAGACGGGTTGTCTATAGATACTTCAACATCAGTTATAGCAGGAGTGGCATTTCTAATCTTTTGGTTTATCAGAGCAAGATGGTTTATAACTGCCTGTTCTGTCCTTGCAGTTGGTAAAGTCGATTCATTTGCTAGCAAATCCGCCCGAAGTGAAAGCTTAGCCACTATAGACGCCACGATTTCAGTTATCATCACAATGCCGTTACTAGCGACAAAGTCATTAAACTGATCAGGAAAATACGTAGCAATATACTCATATATCGCTTTGCGAGAAGTATCGAAATCTAAGCCACTAAAATCGATCTTCCGAAGCGACGCTGGTGTTAAAGCAACGCCAAACTGCTCTGGATTTGTGGGAAGATCAAAGTAAGTCATATCAGCCATCTATCATCCCCCAGAAACAAGTCTATCAATTGTGATGTACAGATTCGGGCTAACCTTAATCTGAGCCACCAAAAAAATCCTGAGTTCGTTTGTATTATCGGTGGCGGTCAGATTTAGCTTAACCACATTGACACGAGGTTCATGAGTCTTAATGGACTCACTGATACTATCTCTAATGGCTAAAATCTGACGACTATCTAGCTGCTCAAAAATCGAAGACCTCAATATCGTACCGAATGTTGGCCTGAAAACCCTCTCGCCAGGCACAGTCAGTAACAATTGAAGCAAGTCATTCTTAATTAGCTGCTGATCTTCTTGCCTTGATAGAATACCACTAGGACCACCATAGAACGCTGGGTTAAACCCGTAGAGTATCGCACTCATTTTAATAACGCTCCTAATGATCTCAAAGCATCGGTTTCGGAAGACACTTGTAACTGAAGAGCAGCAATCTCGCTGTTTAGATTTCCCGCAATGATTATATTAGCAGACAGATCTGATTTCAGTTTATCGATGTAACTGGTCAGTGCACCGGTGCTATTTGCCAGCTCCAAGGCGGCTATAGCCTTGGTAGTATCGCTATTTTGTTTAGTCAAATTCAAGAGTGCAACGTTTTTGTTTGCTGCTTGTCTTTTCAGATCATTGATAGCTGTGGTCTTAAGATCAAAGCTTGATTGAATCGCTTGATTGATAACAGTAACGTCTGTTTCTTCTAGGCCAAGTTTTATAAAATCAAGATAATACAGATTGTGGCTGAGATCTGAGACATCTGACGTAATTTTATCAGCGTAAATCGCCGTGTCAATATCGCCAAATTCTAGTATCTGCCCAACTTCGTATATCTTCTGACCAGACTGAACATTATTACCTTTGGCAGTTGAAATAGTGTAAACCAGATCACCCAATTTGGTCCTATTGATTTCTAAACCATCGATTTGCCTGATTTCTTCGCCAGTTGGTATGGTTATAAAAAAGATACTTGATCTAGATGGCGCATTGTTGCTAATATTATACGTTATATTAGTGCTAGCCAAAAATGTCGGCAACTGATCATAATATAATCCTGTTGGATACTTGATGATCATATTGGGTGCTCTATATCTTCCCTTGGTGCTGTATCAAAAGGACTATTGTATGTTTTAGCACGATCACCAGGGGATAATTTAGTATACTCTGATTTACCCAGACCAAAGACATTGTTCGCACCGGGATCTCTTCGAAACAACTCGGCATGAACCTCAGAATCAGTTCTTACAAAATCCTGTATAGTAACCCTGGCGCTGCTAGAAGACAGATTAATAGCGGCTCCTGACTTCAAATTTAGATTACCACCAGCCTGAAGATTTAAATCACCACCGGCAATAATATTGATAGTATTAGCGCAAAAAATCTCGACGGTACCATCTACCTCATTGTTTTGTATGACTATCTTATGAGAAGTATCATCCAAAATCTGAAACATACTGCTGGACCTACCAGATCGCCAAACACCGAGAGATAGCTTCTTGCTAAACCAAAAACCACGCTCCTGACAATCCACCAACTCAACCCACGGACCATCACCACTACTACCATCCCTAGCCTCAAGACCCTGATTCGCTTCACCAGCATCAACGCCAGAGATCTCCACGGGCTTGTACGGAGCATTTCCCTTACCAGCTCTAGTTTTAAGCCTAATATACTCATTGTCAAGATCTAATTTTAGATGGTGCGATCCAGTCTCAGCATCGGTGGACATGATCGGTTTTCCGATAAATTCATTTTCTTTTATGCCTTGGTGTGACATTGGCCATTCCTGTCCAAGCCTTGTCGACATCATCATATATTGGTGTTTATCATTGATCTCAATTGTTTGGCCTAGTGGAGAACCCCATGTGCTGTGATTCGTGCTATCGTTTTCATTGAATTCGAAATAATACCCTATCTCTGTCGCATCGTCATTACCTCTTTGGCACCCTGCATATCTTCTGCCCTTCATTAGTATGCCATTACCGGTAGGATCTGGCTTTAGTTCAGATTCCTTAGAGTCGCTGCCACGGTCATCTAGGACTATTTTATAACCGTGTCTTGTGACGAGCCTCATGAATCTAGCGTCTTTGTCCTTCCAATATTCATCTTCTTTTTCAGTCTTAGTACCCACCTCATCCAGCAAGAATCTTTTCACATAATTGTCTTCTTGAGGATCGAAACCTTTATCATATGCTTGGAAAAGCATACCGCCTTTAGTTCTTATTTTTATCCAACGCTGGTCCTGCTCGGTCTCTCGTGAAACATAGGCAGCTTCACCATATTCTGGCCTACATTTAGAGTCTATGGGGCCGGGTTGAGCCCAACCAACATCGCGGCATTCTATCTTGTGACCGTACCTTGTTAGAGACTCTATGCGACGCTGGTCTGTTCCCGGCTCCCCAGTCTTTGGATGGTCTTCATTCAATAGCTTCTGCAGATACAAATATCGCTTAATCTCAGTTATTCTGTCTTTATCTTGATCGTTGGTGATTTCACCAAAGTCTCCGTCTTTCTTCCAGGTGTAACCCTGGTCACCCATTATATGAATATGACCGTACCGTGTGGCTCTCACAAGATACTTTTTGTCTGGGTCGTTTTCGATGGGCGCCGTGGTCGAAGTCGCCAATATTGATTTAGCGCCTGGGTCTAATTCAATTGGCGGCGGGGATATTTCATGTTCTTTTGGGAAGTATCCGATGCTCGATGAGTAATCGATATTACCATATCTGTCTTGGTATCCATACGACATCGGCCTCCCGTCCTTAGGAAGATAGTCGACATCGTAGTCTTCAAAAGCCTTCCTCTGACCCCTACTATCATATGATAATGGTGTTATACTTGAGACCCGTGCTAGCGGGTAATAGCCTCTTAATGTTGGTGTAGCATGTCCGATCCATACAGGACCGTATGGGTGCTGCTTTTCAAATTCGATCCAAACCCAGTCGCCTATACAAGGCATAGCGAACTCGCCAGAGTTTACCCCACCAAGCCTGGAAGCTGATGAAGCCCATGGGCATTCTTCTGGCTTTAAGTCAAAGTCATGCAGCTCTGGGCACTTGAATCTTATTCTGTTCATGCATAATGGATCGTTGGTCTCTGCTACCTGTGCTCTATATATGCCTGGGAATCTTACCCCTAGTGGCTTGTGTCTATCTTCGAAAAATCGACCCCAGACCACGCTTGCTACGTCCATCAGTCATTTTCTCCAGCAATGCCAGTCTGTACGACTGAGCGTATAGGGTACTTTAATTGCAGACCCGTTGGTGGCCAATTAAGTACGTCAGTCACGTTATTGAATGCGATTAGAACCCAATCAAAGTATGGTGTGCCGTATAGCATATTACTTATTAGATCCGGCCTTCCATTGTGATTGGATTGGACCACATATGTTTTTACATAGTCACTAGGGAGAGTCTTAGACAAAAAACTCGGTGGTGTCCATGTATCAACTGTTTCTACGTTGTCAAATATGACCGTTTCTGTACGCTTGAAGCGTGAATAGCTATTGAATTTCATCAATACCAGCTTTCTTGTGTTCCTTCGTCATTCTCAAGACCGTTTTTGGGTTCGTTTCCTCCGGTTAGCGGCGAAAAATTCCACCATAGTACCAAGTCGAAGGACACGTCAGTTCTTAGTGGATGTACGTCACTACCTTCCCCGACATACCTGTCGCTATGCTTTATATTCAGATTTCTCATGAAGAAAGTCGTTTCGCCATCACCGCCCATATTCCAAAATTTAGCCAAAATCGCAGCCTTTTCATTAGAAAATAATTCTTTTAAATTAAAGTAATATGATCTGAAATATTGCACAGCTCTCCTAACAGATCCAACTGTCCACAAATCACCGTCCACAATATAGCTAGTCTCTATAGAATAATATCTCTCATTTGGCCCAGCATATGTAAAGGCAGGATAGATTCCGATAATTTTCGCGCCCTCATCTCTGAAATCACCAGACATTGAATTAGCAGTGATTTTAGGTGGAAACTGGAACTCCTGCTGAGGACCTTCTGGCCACTTCAATACAAAAGATGATGCTAGCTCAAGATCTTGTGATGCATATCGCATTGCCATGTTAGCTCACCCATGCGTTGTAACTGGTGGAGACACTTTGACGGTTTCTCAGCTCGATTAATTGCTCATCCATTAAACTGATCATTTTGTCACCTAAGATGCTGCTTTGTTTCTTCATCTCTGATAACTCGTAAAGCATAGCAGCTAGAACGTCTTTCTCTCCAGAATTCTGAGAATCTGTCGTACCACCCTCAGTTCTGGTGGTCGTCTTAACATTCTTTATTGGCTCAGCTGCAGCACCTAACTTAGGAGATAAGAAGCCAGCTAATATGGCTTTAAAAGGATTTGACGACAAGTCGAAGATAGCTGTGTTCAGCCTCTCTACTGAAGCTGTTATCCTGTCAATCGGGTCTATTATCAAACTAGCGGAATCAGTAAGACTCGTACTCCCCTCTGCCAACACCTGCGATAGTTGGCCAATAATGCTGGAGTCTACCGACCCAAGGCTAGTGAACGCTGCAAATCCGGCAGTAATAGAGTCACCGGCACTCTTTAATGCATCACCTATAGCACTCAGCACAAGAGACTGTTGAAGCATTACATTCAAGTCGAACGCATTGAGGAAGCCATCCAATGCCGTTAGTACGCTCCTGCTCGTCACTACGGCTTCAGCCGCCCCAGCTATATCAGCAACAGCAGCGACCATGATCTTGCTGCCCTCTGATATATCAGTCATTAACTTTCTGTATTTCTCTCCGAATTCGACTGGCACATTAGTCGCTGACAAGACACCCATGTCGCCGCTTATCTTATTGACATCAAGTTCAGTATCGCCACCAAGGCCAAACCATCCAGCTATTGTTTTTGCTGCACTAGCTATTAGCTTTGTCACTGGGTTATTCATAAATCCTTCATATAATCCACTTATGATATTACCACCTATTTCCATCATTTTAGTTGATGGTGAAGCGATACCAAACATGCTCAAGATTCTGCCAGCTGTATTGTCCCAAATCCACTGGCCAATATCAGCAAGACCATTGATAACACTCTTAACACCCTCGATAAGACCATATATCATATTCATACCAAGATCAGCCATAACAGTGGACGGCGAAGCAACACCCAATAATCTGACAAGCCTTCCGAAGGTATTATCATATATCCAATAACCTATATCTATTAATTTAGATAATCCCCATTTTATGCCCATAACGAGCCCTTCAATGAGCGCAACCCCAAGATCAGTGAATGCTTTTCCTAGACCATATGCCAAGTCAGTTGTCCACTTCCAAATATTTTTCTCAATGTACTCTATCGAACTCCACCAAAAATTAACGATATCAGCAAAAGAAAGTTTTGAGACGTCAGAGAAAAAATTCGAAATAGCCCTATAAACCCTATCAAACGCATCACTTATGCCATTTATCACCCATTGTACAGTCTCAAAACTCATAAGCCAATCATATATTAGACCAAGACCTTCGATAAAAGGAGAGACCAATTCATCAATTATCCATGACATCCATTCATAAACTTTGGTTAAAACAACCACAAAAGCTTTAAAAGCGATATTAGCCAAATAAAATATCACTTTAGCGATCTCCATAAATCCAATAACCATTCTCTTAACAATCAAGTACACTGGGACAATCACAACAGTAAGTGCAATCATAATAACCTTAGCCAAAGTCTTGAACGCTGTCCATAAAGCATCCACGACCTTACAAGCAGCGTTAAAACCGACCATAATATACCCACCAAGTACCTTTAGCCCACCATACACATAATCAACCACACTGCGCACCGACTCAAACCGCTCATATAGCTTATAAACAGCAGCAGCAGCAAGAATTAACCATCCTATAGGTCCAAAAAGAATACCAAGAGAAATAGCAAGCGCAGCCACAGCAACATCCATAATCTTCAAGTTGCTCACGAACTGCTTAATGGCCGGAATGATCTTATCAATAATGAACCTTACAAAAGTCAGACTCTCAGCCCATTTGATCAGCAGTTTTACCTGCTCCAAAACCTCCTGCCCATACGTGACCAGATAAGTCCCGAACACTTTTAACTTGTCATAAAGATACTGAACTGCATCCCCAACACTGTCGAACTTATAATAAAGAATAGTAAGAACAGCAACCACCGCTATGACCACCAAGACATATGGGCTTAATAATGCGCTACCAAAAGCTAACGCCGCATTAAAAGCACCCAATGCAATAGTACTCAGACTTGTAGCCCCTGTAAAGATACCCATCACTGCACTAGCGGCACTAACTATAACGTTTCTAACGAGGATGGCTCTATTGTACAAAGCTGTCCTTATCGTAGCTAAACGTTCCGTTAATCCTAGCTTCTCCAAAGATGCCTTAAACGCGTAGACACTAATCGCAGCTGAAATTAAAACGCTTACCAGAGAAAGTAGAGCGCCACCAGCCAGAACCAGCCCCGCCACAAAAATCCGGACCATCTTGGCTGTGACACCATTGCTTTCGCCAAATTTTCTTAATTGGTTTCCTAACCTCTCGACCACAGCAGTGATCGGTTTTAACACAAAACTTACAGCTTGGAATATATCATAAAGACCTTTGCCAAGAACACCATTAAGCAATCCAAAGAAAGCGTTAATCCTAGTTCTAAGCATGCCGATTTGGCCGGTCAAAGTCCCCATTGATTCTGTAAAATCGCTAGCAGCCTGCTTGGCCTGCTTGACCTTCATAAAATCTTCAACTGCTTTTAAATCGTTCTTATTTAGTTTTCCAGATTTCGCAGCCTTATCTAATTCAGCGTTCAGTCTCAATTGCGCGTTAACTTGCTTTTCCGTTATGCCAGTCATGCTGGCAACAGCTTTCATTTGCGCTTTGACACGAAAAGCTTCCATGGGATCGTTTTTAGCTTTTTCTAAATCCTCTAGCGTCAGCCCAGCAGTCTTGGCCGCTTTAGCAATGAGCATAGGCATAGCAGTTAATCTATCTTCCGGCGTTTTCAGCGTTAAGCCTAATTGCTTTGCAAATGAGTCAAATAATACCATCTTTTGAGGGTCTAAAGCCACTTTTAGTGACGCGGCCATTTCATCAGCATCAGCGCCTATACTCTTAGCAAAACCCTTAAAAATAAGCTGAGACTGTTTAAATATTTCCATCGATGTGACAAGGTTGCCATTGGAATCCCTTGTACGCCCAGCAAGTTTACCAAAAGATATCTCTAAATCAACGACCGATACAGATGTATCATTTAAAACACTTGCTACATCTTCCGAATTGAGCCCATACTTCCTCATAGCATCAGCGCTATAACCCATTATACGGTTAAATGATTGAGTATCACCGCCAGCGAATCTGTTTTGTCTGCTGAATTCTGCTAACTGTGTGATACCGACACCAAGATACTGATTGGCCTTTAAAATAGAGTCACCAAGTTCGACCATCTGTTCCTTCGGCATCGCCAAATTACCCAGCGCCTGAACTACTTCATATGCCTTCTCAGATGCAAGGCCAGTGGATAATGCTAATTGCCTTGAAGTGGCGACCAAGCCAGTTTGAGTGTCATATAGCCTAAAATTCGTAGTCACGAAATTCTGAGTCGCTTTATCGGAATCTACAATATTTCTTAAAATTAACAGACCGACTTGGCGGAACCCATCAAAAGCAGCTCGTAGACGCATAGCGCCTTCAATCTGATCATCGATAGCTTCAACAGCCGATTTTAGATTAGAATTTACTTCTTTTGATATATCAACGTCATTCTGTAAGAGTTTATTCTGCTCTAAGTGGCCCTTGTTTTTAGACTTTACAGCGTCGTTTAAAATTACAGCTTCTTTGTTAATATCCTTAAATGTTTTTAAGTCTTTTTCTTCTAGCGATATGGGTTTTGACGTTTTCGCGATTTGGAGGTCTTTGGTCTGTTTACCGAATAGCGAAAATATCTTGTTAACATCTTTAAAAGTAGTCAGACTGTTGCTGCCCAAGTTTGCAATAGTACCAACAGCTTTTTTAACGCTACTAGAAACTGTTCCTTCTAAATTTATAAACTTCTTTGATATATCGTCAATCGCGTTATCAGCCAAACCGCGTTCAAGATTGAGTTGCATTGTCAATGCAGCTACTGTCGGGTCAATCTCAGGCATATCTACAGTCTCCTAATAATATATTTAAGCTTGAATCATCATCTTGCCAGACTTTCAGAACACGGGAGGACCGGCTTTGACAGCACTAGCATCCTGGTCAGGCCGACTGATGAAGAGCTCCGTATACCACTTTCCAGCGTAGAGTTTTTGTCGGAACCCATACACAGTCCAATAACCATACATCCAATATTCAGTATCGTCATCGCTCCTGGAAATAGTCCGCTGCCAGTTCATGAAGATAACATCAGTGCCAAGACCATATGTGTCAATGTATTCACCGTGGCCCATCACTTTGACTCTCATTTTTACAACGGAGTAAAGCATATTCAGATATTGATTTTTACCACGACCATCAATGTAATCACGGTAATCAAGCCCTAAATCACCAGAAGTGTAATACTCTGGTATTGGCATCACATGAGTACCACCGTATATTGGAGGACCATCGGGTGGCCCATCTAGCGGCTTTTTAAAACTATGGTCGACTTCTATAACTGGAATAATTTTCTGGGTGGTAGTTGCGTCTTTTGCTACTGTATAGACTTCTTTAGGATCTGTGATCTTATCAATATATTCACCGGTCGTAGCACTCGTACCGTATGAAAATATCTTCACAGCCGCAAGTTTGAGAGCATTATTGGTCTCTGTGACCGCTTCCATGACCATCTCGTATTTTTCATCAGTCTGCCTCTTGTAAAAACCACGCAGTCTTGGTTTGATACTACCTTGGTCACTGATCTTTAATTTCTTCCCATCCACTTGTACTATCCAGTTGGTCATTGTTTTATTCAGAGGCACAGACCATTCGAGGAGAGACATTATAAAGGTCTTTGCATCCTGCCTCATCATGTAGTGGCGGTTTGCTTCGCTGTCTTTGGTCTTGTCGATTTCTAATTTTATCTCTGGTGCGTATTTCTTAACGACTTGCTGAATTACTTGATCAACTCTGCCTTTGTATGATTTCCCGCTGGCATCTCCGAGATTCAAGTAGTAAGACGCTGGATCTATAGCTACGACTTTACAGTATATCCTATCATCTACAGGAGTAGTAAACTCAAAGTGGGTTATAATAGCTTCTTGTACTTTACTCATTTCTTCTGGGACACGCCAAGAATCTCCCGGTCCAGACCTGAATCTAAAATAGACATAAATCGGCTCTTTGCGAGCTGATTGCATATATTCAGTCTTTTGAAAATTCGACAACAATCTTTGCTCTGGGTCTGAGATGTTAGCTTCTAGAACGTACCCAGAGTTCATCATCCCCATCATTTCCATATTATTAACCGCGAACCCCCAATCTATGTTATCCGGATCGTTGCTAAATTTAAGATATACCGTTGGCATCGCTGCTGAATAAGGAACTGGTGCGGCCATGGAATTATTACACCTTAGATCGAATAGGGATCAAGTAGTTTTCCTATATTTATGCTTTAACGATTCAGCAACCAAAACATACGGACTAAAATCAGAGAAAGTGCCAGAAGATGAAGCTGATAAAATAAAACAATCATATGGCACATTAAGGAATATGAAAAAAGAATCACATATACTATGGCTTAAAGAAAACGCACCAATAGCTTATAAGCAAGCATATAGAGAACTAGACCTAGCTTCTTATACGCTTCTTGGAAGATATCAACTCAGATAATTTTATGATCTCAGTAATGCTGATCTTTTTAATGTTCTTTTCGAATATGTTTCTGATCTGAGATTTTGTATGTCCATGCTTTTCATATAGCTCATTCCAATCTGTCTTATCGGCTTCGCTCGCTGGAGGGATCGAATAAAAGATCGGAAAATTTAAGCTTGCCAATAGGTGGTAGTTCTGGATGATACTTTTTATGCCAGCCGCATCACTGTCTGGGGCTAGAATAATACCTTTCTTGGGATTCAATATTCTTATCTTGATCAGCTGATCTGGAGTTAGTGCAGCCCCTCCGGACGCCAAGGTCTGCTCTCCTAGAGTGTGCTTATCGAAAATAGCCTCTGTGATGATGATATAACCGTTCATTTCTATATCATCAAAACCATATAAAAACTGGCCTTTGGATGCCGAGACTTTGCCGATCGTTTCGCCTTTATTATTCGTGATGTTCGGATTAGGGAAGGAGAAGCGTTTATTTAAATATGATCGGCTTTGCCAGTATACGACCGTCTCGAATTCGTAGTATGGCCATATCACTTCGGTTCCAAGAAATCGCAGATCGTTTTTATCGATATCATCGACAGTGTAAGATCTTCTTCCTAGCCATTTTATTAGCATCTGGGCGAGTTCTTCATTTTGATAATCTACAAGCTTTTTATTTTCTGGCAGTGTGAGTTCATATTCTACGAATTCTTTTTTGTTATCTGTGTATTCTGCTTCTGCCCCGTCCAGAAGAATCTTTATAGCTTCTGCTGTGGAGCATTTTTCGTATAAACTAACAAACCTGATGATATTACATGATCTTTTGCCTGTTTTTGGGTTAGGCTTACCCGCCCAGCTATCGTCTCGCCAGTCGTGACAAACGCCTTTTTCTGGGTTTATGTTAAAATGGTAGCCGGTATCGCCATTCAGCGGGTTGCATATTATGAATTCTTCGCCTTGGCGACGTTCTCTATATTCGAATTTTTTCTTTATATAAGCTACTATTTTCTTTGGTGGTATTGATATCTTAGACATAGTTTTTAAATACTTAGGAGACAGTAAAGGTGAATTTTCTGCTCACTCTTGAAGACCCGTCTGGAAGATTTAACTTAATGTTGTACAGGTATGTCCCTTTGAGGAGAGTCGAAGTATCCAAATCATACGCTACGACATAAGGGTTTGACCTGTAGGCACCTTGTCGTAGACCAATCCTACAGGGCTCATCTACCACCAACTGCTCGCAAAACCTAGTGGATATGCTTATCGTTGGTTTCAGATAAGGTATCATTGGATTTACTAGGTTAAAATTGTAGTCATAAAGCGGCAGAGGCATGAGCCCGACTTCCAATGGTCTTTGCTCTGGAGCGTAGAATCTCTGGTCAAGAGGCTCGAACCCGAACCTTATTGTCTGTAATTTATCGGCTGTGAACCAATCATCTGGGTATACCCAAAACCGGTGGCATTCTGTCAGTATCTGCGGCGTGAAGGTAGGGTCATTTAAATCGCAGGCCGATGTGACTGTACCGTCTGTGCATGGTATAATTGGATAATATGACCAGACATCATAATACACTTCTGGTGCTACGAAGTCAGTCGGGATACTGAATGGTAGGTGATATCTGCCAGCTACAACCGTCGTGCCTAGCGTTTCTTGGCATAATGGTGCTGGATAAAGGTTATCTTCCGGGTCTACTATTGGAATAGTTGCCACTAAGTTATGCGGCGCGACTTGGCCTTGATATATTTCTACTTTTCTTACTGCGTATGGGTCTGTTAATACGCCATTATTGATGAAGTCTATATTTAAGTCTACGACCTTGCCTTTCCTTGCGGAAATGCGTGGGTTCGCGTTAGTTAAATCGTTACAGCTCATAATATCCTCCGTGATATATTTGTCTTATCGCATCTGCTTCTTCTCAGCTTCAGCTTTGTCTTTTAGCTCTTTATGGATACGATTGAGCATCCATGCTCTATCTTCAGAAACCATCTGGTCTTGTTCAAATAGCGACAGATGCCCATAATACTTGAGCTGGAACTGCTGTTCCATCAGGTGCTCGTATTGCCTGTCATACTGCTCAGGACTTTGATGGGCGAAAAAATGTGTCTGTAATCGGAAGTTCGATTGAGAACTCCTGATTACAGCTCGGGCATTCTATTTGGATACTGCTATCAATACCAGGTGTATTGTCTTTCATCCACTCACGAATAGCAGACGTATCCTGAGCATGCAGACGTTGCACGAAAGCCTTGATTTTTAAAGGATCGGTGCTGCCGAGAACACTGACGATTACCTTTTCAAGATTCTCTGTGACTGCTTCATCTAGTTCTTCGACCTTATTCTTTCGATCGAATGGGTTGCGTTTGGTTGACTTAGCGACGGACTTAGTATTCTTTCGTTTGCTAAGGATCGCATTAGCATCACCAGCACGCAAGTAGCGTATTTCGACCCAAACATCGGCCCCAGTCATGTTTGACATGTATGGCAGATGTATCTTGAACGGTTCTGGTCCAAGGTCTGGATCTGCTGGAATGACCGTCGAGTTGAGTTCATTTAGATCATATGTGTGCATGCTCATCACTGCACAATTAGTATCTGGGCATGTTACGGAAAATTCGTAAAGATTACCGTATGTGATACCTCGCAGGAAGTATAGCAAGTAGACTCTGTCACCAAGCAGCAAGTCTACTGGATCAAACCCATTTGGGAATCTGCAGCATTCTTTGAATAGGTAGTCGATTGACTGCCCTGTTGCTGCCAGTCTTTGTGTGGCTAGGACTTTTTCTGCTGTCTGTCCCATTGCTTTTACTTGGACTACACCGTCAGGCCATCCGTAATACAGTCCTTTGCTGGGAAGGGAGCATTCTTCCCATGGGATCAATTGTTCTTGAGGCGCATTTAAAATGGCATCTAAGATCGAGGCGTTATTTGTAATATCGCTCGGCACTACTTTACCATAGTGCGCGCTGAAATCGTTGTCAACTTGATTGACTTTTGGCTGATCTTCGCTACCATCCAACGAGATGTTTTCTGACATATAATGCTCCTAAAAGGCTGCCTTATCTACGTATAGTGAGTCTGCGTTTATACTTTAGTCTTATAGAGGATTTGGGTCGATTTCTTCGGCCCAATCATATGTGATAGTGAGATCAACGAATTTTAAGTCAGAACTGGTATACGTTAGATCTCCGTGCTTAATGACTGAAAGCCAGCTCCCTATCAATTTAAAGGTCTGCTGAATTTGGCCAGTTTGATCGTATACCTTTATTACTGATTCTTTTTTATAGTTGCTCGCAGTCTTTAGACCAGTCTCTTCCCAGACGGATTTACGCCATCTTATTAGATATGGCAATAAATAATCAGTATCGTAAAAAGTCAGTCTAATATCATCGTATACAGCGCCACTTGCGAATTTATATTTTAAACTGGCACCGGTATATTCTTCTTTTTCGAATGTTATACTCGGCAGCGAAACGTCTTTTGCGTAGACTAAAGCTGTGCCTTTCGCTGCATTTTCCTCGAACAACGTTGCTACCTCCCAAGTGAAGGTTGGTATAAACGTGGTAAGTGACAGGGCTTCGTTATCACCAAACCCATTAAATTCGGTTCCTACAACATTAAATCCTGCCATTTTACTTTTCCTGTATGAATCTGTTATATCTTACGGACATTTTGACTTCTGATAATTCATTATCAGCATATGATAAGTCACCAGGATCGTATGATGCGATCGAACAATCGAACAATGTGTACTTCAAATATGGCAAACCAGCACCATCTTCACGCTCTATAATAGTGATAAAACCGTAACCAGTGTTACCATTATCCTTGAATTTGCTACCAATCTTTCCGCCAAAAACATTTGGTAGTTTTTCAAATATCAGTCTGTTAACCACGCTGTCATTAGAAGCAGAAAGTACCTCGTAGAATACCACATCAATTGGTTTATACTTGTGTTTACCAGGTAGAGATATGTAGTCAGCGCCATTATGGGCTACCATCTCGTCGTATTCAATGGACGGTAAAGTTATACTCTTGACATTAAGATTCATGTCAGTGTCTGCAAACGACATAGATACACTAAATCTATGCTTTCTACCGACTTCCATCATATTACCGGGACCGGTTCCACTACCGTTAATATTGAATCCTGGCATAGTTTTCTCTCATATAAAAATGGGGAGCATTCCTGCTCCCCTCACATTATTATCAGCTAGCTGTACGCAGTGCTCTGTCGTACTTCATTGTAGCTTGGCATGTCATCAATTCATTGGCGCTATAATCTAGCTCCTGCCAATTAATTGTTTCTGGCCATGTACCGTACATTGTCCATGCTTCAGAGACCCCACCCTGGCCGTTCAGCATCGTCAATTTGCCTTCTCTTTTATATTGAGAAGGAACTGCGACATTGATCGATCCTAAATCGCAGACTGTGTTTAACCACTGATAAAGACCAGCTGAGATGTCCGGTGATTGTTCAGCGTCATACCATGTCAATGTGACCGGTTCCCATTCTTGCTTACCAGCGTAGTAAATGACTTCTTGGTTGTGGTGCTTATCAGCAGAAGTAAACTTGAATGAAGGTCTTGCGGCTGATTGCAAGTTTAAAAGCTCTTCTGGCCTCCAAGCTCCACTGCCGCGACCAAGAGTAGCGAATACCCAGCGGTGTTTTCTTCTGATTTCAAGCGTATTCGTTGGACCGCGTCCGTCCCCACCAGCACCGGTTACGTTAAAACCTGGCATGTTAGTACTCCTAGAAAGGTTTACTTGATATTTGACTTGTTATACTAAAATGCCCCTTAGAACAAGTGGTCCTAAGGGGCATCCGGAAGAATTTTTAGGCACCAGCAGCAGTAGCAACACCACCAGCGGCTAGAACAGCCTCTGATGAGAAGTTAGCACCAGTGTTAATCACAGCAATGTTCAACACAATGAATTCAACAGCACGAGTGGGTTTGATGAAGACCGAGACCCAAAGCTCGTTCCTGTCAATTCTCTCAGGAGTATTATTCGAAGCATCGCAAACAACCTTAAAGGCTGTTAAACCACGGCGGCTCTGAATATCACCAAGGAAAGGATTTACAGTCGTCACGACCTGATCCCAAAGAGCCTTGTCATTAGGTTCAAAAATGAACGATCGCAGGGTCTGGGTAAGGACCTTCTTGATGTAAATCAAAAGCATCCTGACATTAACACGCGACAAAGACGTGTCAACTCTCTGCAACGTTCTTTGGCCCCAGACCACAATGCCATCTTGAGGGAACTTGATAAGCGGATTAACCGAATTACCAGAACCATAGAGCAATTCATTTTCACCCTGCGTCGGAGTGTACTCGACTTCAAGAGCCGTCAGAACACGACCACGAGTCAGACCAGCCGGAGCAAACCATTGTTCAGTAGTACGAGATGTACGGCTAAATACAGCTGCAACGTGACCGCTAGGTGGAATATAAACTTCGTTAACATTGAACTGGTCATAATACTTGACCCAACCCCAGTAAAGAGCTCCATAGCTGCTATTAATGGCGCTGGCAAGATCCGAGAAAAGCATACCGTTATGCCAATCGACCACCTGCTGTGGTCTCAGACCAAACGGTGGATCAATGATGTAAAGCACATCACCTCTAGCCTCACAGATCGAAAGACCAGTCGCAATCACAGCACCGGATGAAAAGCCGGGGGTAAGCAACAGGTTTATGTCGTAAGTTTCCTTATTTTGGAGACCATACAAACCACTTGCCTGTGCAGCGTTACCAATCACAGCAGCATCGACAGCACCAGAATAAGCTGGATCAGTTGGAATGCCGTTTTGCTGACCTGAGAATGGAGCCTTATTCAACGTGCTAGGATTACGAACTTCATAATCCGTCATCGTTGGATCATTACGGATGTAAGCAGGGCGCTCTTCCCAATTGATTGTCTTAGCACCCTGAGTTCCGCCGTACTTGGTACCTGGGTTCAGGTAGTTGCCCACGTAATTGTCGGCGGTCTTATCGAACACCACATCCCTGAAAACCTCAACTGCAATGCCGTTTTTGTCGATGACGGACACAACGTAACGGTTAGCAGATTCACCGACAGCATTAGTGAAGAGACTAACGTCTAACTTGTACTGGTCAACCCACGTTCCTGGGCTCGTCGCCACAAAATATCCAACGATATTGGCGTAGTAATCTGCATCGGCAATATCTTCAGGTGCGCCTGCATCTGTCGAGCTGCCGGGAGGCAAACTCGTTCTTACATCGATGAAGCCACGGAAATGGCCTTCATAAGGGTATGCTATGCCAAGAGTCTGTGCGAATTTAAGGGTCTTAACATTGCTGTAATTGGCAAGCATCACCAATGCATCTTGATCATTATCAACGGTGGTCAGGATGAGCGTGTATTCACGTCCACCAGGTGCCGTTAATTTCAGAGCATTGAAGAGCGTACCACCTGGCACGACACCAGCAGCGTTAATAGCAGCCACAAGGCTATCGGTAGGAACAGCGTTAACGCCAGTTCCTAAGGGAACGTTAAATGTAACCGATGTGGTAGCGGTTTTGCCGACAACGTTGATCTTAACGCGATTGTTAGCATTGGTGATATTATAAGGACCGTTATCGGTGGCTAGGAGGTGAGCTCTTGGGATGTCATAGGCGTATTGTTGTGTGCCTACTTCGAGAGCGAACCCAGCCGTACCTACAACTTGAATCCATTGCCCGCCTTGATCGGTGATCAAAGAAGGAATATCAGTCAATACATCGTTGATCAATACCTGATTTACTACGAAATCGAAATCTGCGACAAATGAATTGTCTTTAACCAAAGAGCTCATTGCAGTGACAAAGCTAGCGACTGTCTCGAATCTTGCTGTGCTAGGCGTGGTCTGAGTAGCGACAATTGGCGTTGGGATGATGTATTCGTGTGAATTTACACCCTCGACCGAGATTGTAAACCGCCTATTGTTTGGATTAGCATAGAACGTAAACGTGTCATTTACGTCCAGTACACCTGAATTAAGAGTGATAATACCGGTCAGGCCCGCACCTATTGTGAACTGGCCGGAAATACCGCTTGCTGTCAACTCTGTCAGTGTGCCATTAGTCACAAGACCAGCTTTGTTATAGATGGAATATGTGGCACCTTCGATTTGGAGACCTGGCGTGATACTGGTTGGTGCACCTGTTATCACAAGCAGGTAAGAGTCTTCCTCAGCTCCAGTGAACGTCCCGCTAATGTTTAATTCAGCGTCAGTAGCCCCATCTGTGAGGCTAAAA